AGATATTAAAGTCGCTACAGGAAGCAAACGGCATACGGGCAATAGTCGCTGCAAAGTTCAAAATGAACGAGCGGACTTTGCAGATGCGGCTAAAAAAGATGAAGGACAAGGGGTACATTATCCCTGAGTCCACCTACCAGCCCGGACGCCAAGTGGTAGACAAGGGCGACTACGAGTTCACCGCGCTGCCCGACGACGACGTTCCCATCGAGGAACTGATTGCCCAGCGCAAGCGCAAGTTCCAGCACAAACGGGAACACGAAGAAGCCAGCAAACTCATTCCCATCAAAGTGAAGATGGCCGGTGCTATCGGCATCCTGCACTTTGGCGACCCGCACGTAGACGACGACGGTTGCGACATAGAAGCCATTGAGCGCCACACCGACCTTGTGAACCGCACTGAGGGGCTGTTTGCAGCGAACGTAGGCGACACCACAAACAACTGGGTCGGGCGCCTCGCAAAACTTTACGGCGAGCAGGCAACATCTGCCGCGCAGGCTTGGAAGATAGCCGAGTGGTTTGTTAATCGCTGCGACTGGCTCTACATGATCGGCGGCAACCACGACCTGTGGTCAGGCTCAGGCGACCCGCTACGCTGGATAGCCAAGCACCAGAACTCGCTCTATAAGTCCTCAGAAGCCCGTATAGCGCTTCGGTTCCCGAGCGGCCTAGAGGTGCGGGTCAACGCCCGGCACGACCACAGCGGCTCTAGCATTTGGAACCCGGCACACGGCCCGATGAAGGCTGCGCTGATGGGAACCCGTGACCACCTATACGTGGCCGGTCATAAGCACGAGTCGGCTTATAGCGTTCTGAAGGACGCGATCAGCGGCATCACAATGCACGCGATGAAGGTTGCGTCGTACAAGATTTACGACCGCTACGCCAAGGAGCGCGGGTTCAGGGACAACTGCCTGTCGCCCTGTGCGCTAACGACGATTAACCCTGCGCTACCGTCTGACCATCCAGATCTTATAAAGGCGTTTTGGGACCCGGAGGAAGGGGCTGACTACCTGACATACTTGCGGCGGCGCTGAATATCTCAGCCCGTTCGCGGTTTGCACGCAGGGTGCAGTACCGCTGGTGCAGGCGCTTGAGGAACGTGGAACGCCGTTGACCGGCAATCTCCTCGTCCAAGAGCGCCTTGACCTCGGCCTCGTTAAACAGATTCAGGTTTTGGTTCAATACGCGCCAGTTCTTCATGGCCGTATTGTAAATGAATTATTTAAGGCGCTGCAAGTAAAGCGCCTGTAGGGCGCATACGGTGTCGTCCGGGTCACGGGCTTCGTACCACTCGCCCCTTGGCTGGAATAGCCCCTGAAAGCGTTTCTGTCCCTCTGACAGCCGCCCACCCTTGGCCTTGACCTCTATCCAGCAAATCCACGCCATACCGTCGTGCATTGGCTTGACGGCCAACAGGTCAGGGATGTCGTGCCCTGCCGAGGCGTAGTCGATGACCTCGAAGTTGGCCTTACGTAAGGCTTCTACGATGTCGGTGTGGTTGTTGTCTCGACGTTTGGCGTAGCGCATACGCCGATTATGCCGATTTGCACCTAGCCTTCAACTTGGTCACGCCGGGTTCGCCCCACAGTTCCCGCACCATCCCTCGAACGTGCGGGTCGCCATATGCCTCAGTCGCATCGTCCAGCGAGCGCAGGATGTCGCCTACGTAGTTCTTCAGCCACGAGGTGCGCTCTGCACGCTGCTGCCAGTCGCCTACGCCGATCCGAGCAAGGTACGCATCGGCTAACCGCAGTTTGCCAAACGGCGTGTGCTTGACGCTTTCCCAATACCGCACGTTGGCCTGTGACGCCCACGATATGTCGGTGCTATTTGTGACTGGATTATTCATTGACCTTCAGCACGCATTGAATTTGGTACAAGCGCAACGCAGGAATCTTGTCTTCCTTGAACCAGCGCAGCACAGCCTGCCGGGTTACGCCCAACGCCCGAGCGATCTCGCTCTGGGAGCCATAAATCTTCAGTAGTTGTTTCGGTGTCATAGGTTGCACAGTAACAGGTGTTGACATGATCGTCAACGGGAGTATACTGCACTTCGGGGATTGGCCCCGATGGAGAAAGCAATGGAAGACGATTACCGCATCTTGGCCGAGCAGGAACGTGACCGACTCATGGAGTTGCACTGCCGCGCCGAACACGCCGCCTTCAACGTCATCGAAGGCTTAAACGAACTCAACCGCATCGAAGCCGAAGGCGTTTTTAAACTGCGCCAAGCGTTTGCCGAGTGCATTGCTGCGATTGACGCTGCATCCGCCAAACTGAGGAACCCGCAATGAAGGTCTACGAGAAGATTGCTGCCGTCACCGCCGAACTATCCAAGATCGGCATCAGCAAAGACAGCAAGAACCAGTCGCAGGGCTACGCTTTCCGTGGCATCGACGCTGTGTACGGTGCGCTCTCGCCGCTGCTGTCAAAGCACGGTCTGTGCATCCTGCCTCGCGTCACCGACCGACAGGTTATCGAGCGCCAGAACCGCCAAGGCACGGCGCTGTTCTACGTCACGCTGACTGTGGAGTTTGACTTCGTAGCCGCCGAAGACGGCAGCAAGCATACGGTCATCACCGTAGGCGAGGCGATGGACTCGGGCGATAAGGCCAGTAACAAAGCCATGTCTGCCGCCTACAAGTATGCCGCCTTCCAAGCGTTCTGCATCCCGACCGAGGGCGATAACGACGCCGACTCGCAGACGCATGAAGTCGCCGCAGCCACTACCGACCCTGCCGTAGAAGCAGCCGTGCAATTAGCAGCCACCATCGAGGAGTTAAACGGAATATGGAAAAGCCTAAACGCAAGCGAGCGAAAGGCGCATCTGAGCCTGTTCAGCGAAAAGAAAAGCAAGTTGGCCTCGGCCTAAAGGAGCAGAGGCTAGTGAAAGAAATAGTAAGTGATGTTGAGTCATACATCGTGGCATGGTCGCTGACCAATACCGTTGAGATGATGGAGCAGATGATCGAAGAGCGTAAGTCTGGTGCGTATCCAAACGGCGTGTTTGAGAAGAACAAGGCCAAAGACCTGCGCTTGCTGAAAGATCATCGTGATGCGGCTGAGATTGTCTTGTCTTGGTATAAGGTGCCGAGCGCATGACTTATCCCATTATTGAACTAGAACGGTGGGAGTATGACTTGGTAAACCTTGTCGGCGCTCGACGCTGCTCGGCAAGGTGGGATAGCCAAGACGCCTTGCACTACGACCCGAAGCGCATGGAAGACGACCGCACGGCGCAGGTGGCTGCGTGTGCAGCAGAGTTGGCCGTAGCCAAGTACACCAACCGCTATTGGCACGCACATGTGTGGGACGCCCGCGATCACCAACTCTATAAGGATTGGCCTGACGTTGGCAGGAACATTGAGGTTCGTCGCGTGCGAACCAGTAACACTGCCGCTGTGCGCCAACACCAGATCGGTAAAGGCTTGGTGTTGTTCGTCGCCAAGCCCGTCATGCCGGAGATACGAGCCGTGGAGATTCTTGGCTGGTTACCGCATGACTTGGCATGGGAGAAGGCGACACCTTCCGACTATTCAGAAACCACACGAGTTATTTCCCCTCAACACCTACGATTGGAAAAGTATCCGTGAAGTTATGAAAACGTATACCAAAAGATCGCGTTACAACCCACGCATTACGTTTGAGCAGTACAAGGTGCTGCGCGAGCGTAGAGCCGATGCCAAGGCCAACAAGAAGCGCATCAACTACAAACCGTTGGCGCAGGAATGGGGAATGAACCCCATGCTTATGGCTTCTGCACTACACCGTGGCATAAAACAATACGATTACCTGCTCTGGAAGCAAGGAGAGTTGCAATGATTAGTCATCTCGCCAAACGCCCAAGCGATGTAGATCGGCCATCAACAGATGACTCGGGTTACCGCCGACTGTGGTCTGCCGTGCTATGGCAGGCGATTAAAGACGCAGACAACGCCGATGGCCGAGGCGCTGCGTTTCACTGGATTTTTTCCCGTCGTGATGACGCCGGGTCGATGCGCTGGATTTGCGACATGCTCGACTTTGACTACAACAAGTTGCAGTCGTTGTGCATGACCCGTGATGGCCGTAAAAAAATATTAGGGAGAGTGTGATGGAGCAAAGAACAACAGAATGGCACACCGCCCGTCTGGGCAAGGTGACTGCCTCGAAGGTGTCTGACGTAGTGGCACGCACGAAGAGTGGCTATGCCGCTACTCGCGCAAACTATATGGCGCAGTTGGTATGCGAACGCTTAACCGGCAAGCCGACTGAAGGATTCAGCAGCGCCGCGATGGAGTGGGGCGTCGAGCAGGAAGGCGCAGCCCGTGACGCCTACAGCGCCAAGGTGGGCGAACTCGTCACCGAGGTAGGCTTTATCAACCACCCTGCAATCGAGATGGCAGGTGCCAGCCCTGATGGACTGGTTGGCGTGAACGGCTGCGTCGAGATCAAGTGTCCGTCCACGGCTACGCACATCGAGTATCTCTTTGAGCGTGACCCGCCACAAAAATATTTTTATCAGATGCAATGGCAGATGGCCTGCACGGGTACGGACTGGTGCGATTGGGTTTCATACGATCCGAGGATGCCCGAGGAGTTACAACTGCTGGTCGTGCGTATCCCACGGGATACAGACTGCATCACCCTCTTAGAGAAAGAGGTATTTGATTTTTTGGCTGAGTTGGATGCTAAAGTTTCTAAACTAAAGGAGATGACCCTGTGAACTATGACAATACCAATCGTGGCGTGCTGTTCCCGAACGACAAAAAGGGCAACGAAAAGCGCCCGGACTTTACTGGCGACCTAAACGTGGGCGGCACGGAGTACAAACTGTCTGCGTGGAAGAAAGCCTCAAAGGCGGGTAACAATTTTTTGTCCATTAGCGTCCAGTTGAAGGAAGGCCAGCAAAGGCCGCAGAAGCCTGCGCCTGCTGCGGGATTGACCGAGGACAACTGGGCGAAGGCTGACCTTAACGATCCGTTGGGCTTCTAATGATCAGCGAAGAGAGAGCCGAGAAAGCGCTACGGTATCTTGTCGATACAGACGAGCCGTGTGCGCTGGCAAAGGCTGAGATGGAGCGTGCCGAGTATGGATGGAAGGCGACCCGTGAGGCCGTCTTCACTCATGCCGAGGGTACGGTGGCGGAGCGGCAAGCAATTGCCGCGACCCACCACGCCACCAAAGAAGCGCATGAGCGATACTGCGCGGCTGTGGCGCTGTACTCGAAGATGGCGAACAAGCGCGAGACAGAGCGTATCGTCCTCGACACTTGGCGCACCATCTCGGCCAACCGACGAATGGGCAGTCCATAAAAAAAGCCCCACCGAAGTGGGGCTAAGGACTCTCTAGGAGAATTACACGGAGAAAATCGCAATGCTCCGTGAGAATAGCAGAACAGTGGGGTTATGCAATGGATGAATACGAAAGTCTCGCGGATGGTGATGTATCCCAGTTGGCACCGGCTGACTGGTTTAAACGATTCGTTTACGTTGCCGAGGGCGACCTGTTTTTCGATGTAAAGACGCATCAGGACTATTCCCGGCAGACGTTTAACGCCTTGTTTCGGGGTACGCCGTGCTACTCCGTACACAACAAGGCTAGGCGCATTGAGGCGGCCACGTTCTTCGATGAGAACCGGGCTGCGATGGGTAGTTACGTCGCTAACGCCCTGACTTACGCGCCGGGCGAAACTGAGTTGCTAAAGAAGGCCGGGGTGGGCTACGTCAACAAGTGGAAAGACTCACGGCCAGCCGCACAGAGCGCGGATGTGTCGCTGTGGCTGAACCACCTGCACCGCATGATCCCGACCGACTTCGAGCGCGAGCATGTGCTGAACGTGATGGCCTATAAGCGCCAGAACCCGCAGCGCAAGATCAATCACGCCGTGCTGCACACGGGTTTACCGGGTGGCGGTAAGGACACGCTCTGGGCGCCTTTCCTGTGGTCTATTGGCGGCGGGTCGCTCAAGAACATAGCCGTGGCTAGGGCTGAAGAGGTCGCTGGCTCGTGGGGCTATACCTACGAGTCCGAGGTGATCGTGCTAAACGAGATTCGATACCGCAAGGGCGATGACCGTAGGGCGATGGAGAACAACCTGAAGCCCGTGATCGCTGCGCCGCCCGAGTTGCTGCTAGTCAACAAGAAGCAACAGCACCCGTACTATGTGGTGAATAGGATTTTCGTGTTGGCGTTTAGCAACGACCGAGCGCCCATTACGATTCCGGCTGACGACCGACGCTGGTTCGTCATCTGGTCGCAAGCGCCACGCCTACCGGACGACGAAGCCGCACGGCTGTGGGATTGGTACGGCAAAGGCGGGTTTGAGGCTGTGGCGGGTTACCTCGATGCGCGAGACGTTAGCGCGTTCAACCCCGGAGCCGTACCGCCGTTAACCGATGCGAAGTTGGCGATGGTCGATCTTGGCATGAGCGGCGGCGAGGCGTTTATCGCGGACATGGTGCGGCAACGTCGCGGAGTCTTCGCCAGAGGCGTTATAGGCTCTCCGTGGTCAGAGGTGCTATCTGGTATTGCCGCAGGTACGGACGGCCATAAGCCCTCTCGTGAGACGTTATTCGTCGCCCTACGGGAGAGCGGCTGGAAGGATATTGGCCGGGTGATGAGCCGCGAATATCAGACCCCGAAACACCTCTGGGTGGCTCCCGAGTTGGCAGACCGCAGCAAGTCAGACATCCGGGCGATGGTCGAGGGTAAGCCTGACCTTCAGGCCGTAAAATGAGAGAGGGGGCGCGTAGCCCCCTCCGTTAATCGTCGAACAATATCGACGCAAGTACCGTCAAGGCGACGGCTATCAGGAATCCCGCCATAGTGTCGCCCTCGCCGTGTCGATACACCTGCCCAGATATGTCACCCAATATCGACGGGTGCAGCGGGTCAGCCGTGGGTAGGTAGGCTGCAAGCCCCATCGTTCGTGGAACTCCGTCACGGCCTACCCTCCAATGCTCGACGCACTTCCTCGACGAAAGGCGCGAGTTCCCTAACCGTCAAGTCGTCATCCCATGCGCTGATAAACGCCCGCACAGCCGTTTGGAGCCGCGCAGGGTCGGGGGGTGCGCGGTAGGTCAGGGGTGTATCGTCGTCGGCAAACATAGCCTCTAGTTCTTGCAGGGTGGGTATGTGTGGCTTTTCCATAAGTCACCAGTAAACAGAAAGGGAGTTAATACGACGGCTACAGCGCCAATTCGGGGTCGGTACGTGTCGCCAATCGTGGCCGCGAGCGTACCAGTACCCTAGTTGCCAGAGTTTATGCAGACGCATACGGCCTCCGCAGTTGATAGCGAGCGTATCGCTTGCCGTTCTTCGTTTCGTTAATGCACTCTATGTCCATACCCTCACGGCGAAGGTCTGCGATACGGGCAGCAAGCCTGAAGCATCCATAATCTTGCAGAGCATCAAGCGGGGTAAGCGACCGCCCTAAAATCAGGGCGGCGCGTATCTGGTCATTCTGTGACATCGGCGGGGTCTCCAATGTTGACTTCCTCAACGTCCCAATCCAATTCGCTGTGGACGGTATAGCCCGCCTTTACGATTTGAAGCGCGATCTCGGCAGCGTCGTCTTCGTCTCTGGCTTCTACGCTCACAATCTCTTGGATGGAGGTAAAGAGCACCACGTCATACGTTCTCATGCGGCCTCCCCGGTGGCTTTGACGATGGCAGCACGTAACTCTTTGATGGTTAGGTGCGCGGGATCGCCCAACGAAAAGCACTCGGCCTCGGCCAACCCCTCAAGGTCGGCAAGCGCACAGCGGCAAGCGTCCAGAAGGTCTGGCGCGGCAGAGAGTAGGTCGCCCGTGTACTTACCACGCGCTCCAATGACTTCGATTTTCATGCGGCCTCCTGCGCGTCGCCGATAGTGGTCTCGTATTCAAGCAGCAAGTCAGAATCGCTCATGTTGTCAAAGCCAACAAAGCCAAATTGCAGGTAGTCGCCGAGCAAGCCTGTATCGCCTCGCAGAGCGGCCTCGTAGATGTATTGGACGGCTTCGAGCGTCAAAGCCTCTATCATTTGTTCGCGGTTCATGCGGCCTCCGTTTTCTTTTTAACGTCTTCGATGAAGTCTTCAGCGTGTACCACCCCGAGATGGTCGAACGACTCGTCGTCGTCGTCCCACGTTTCCACCGCTATCTCGTGGGCTTCCTCGGCTGTAGCGGCTTCGACTTCTAATTGATAGGCGTGATGCTCTACACGGCAGAGCGTGACCGTAAAGCGGCTCATGTGTTTTCCCCTGTGGCTTTTGCGATTGCTGCTCGTGCCTTGTTGAAATGATAGGCAACGTCTAAACCATTATTCGCGGCACTTGAACGCGCCCCATGTAATGCCGCGCTCTCTACATTTAGCAGAGTGATTATGGCTTCCAATAAATCAGGCGCGGCGGCGATTAGATCGCCGTTAAACTGGTCGCGGCGAGGGGTGAGCATACAGACGGCTTTGCCCTCGGAATCGACGACCTTAACGCTTGCGCCATTGCTCCCGATAACCCACGGGGCAGGGCTTGTGGCAATCATGCGGCCTCCTGCTTGATGGCGTCCAACATATGCTCGGCAATCTCTCGCCAATTAACATCAGACAGGAAAGCGCGAGCGTAGTCAGCGGCTAACCCCTCGACGGTAGCGCACTCAAATAGCACTTGGTCAGCGTAGTCAGACAGGCCATCAGCCAATGCGTCGATATCGTCAGCGTCAAAGCGTGAAAAGTAGTCAGAGGGGTCGAAGCCGTCGAATATCTCCAGATTAACGCGCCAAGTGGCGTAGTTAGTCCAACCGTTGTGACGGCTGTCGGTGTCGTTGATTGTGTAACCCATGATTGATTTCTCCGTGTTTGTAGTTTGGTCTCGTCAGAGGCGGCACTACCGCCTGACGCCTCACGGCGTTTCGACCTATTGAGAGATAAGTTTTCCAGACTGACCACGAGTCAGCGGATGCGTGATGATTAACGACGGAGTGAAATCAGGCGGAAACAGTAAAACCTTGGCGCATTCTGTCCAATGCTTCGATCCGTCTACCGGAGTCTCTGGTGCGAATATCCATCCGCCTGTGCCATTGGTGTATCGGTATTCCATGGCCTGATCGACGGTGTTAAAGAATGAAATGCTAAACATTGTTAGGTTCTCCGAGTTAGTTGCGGCAGTAGTCGATCAAGGCAGCGATACCGGCGGCGGTGATGCCACCGGCTCCGAGTGTAAAGGAATCTATGACAAAGGCAACACAAGCGAGGGTGAAGCCTACGAACACCAGAGAGTTAAGGAAACGAGTCATTTTGCGATCCTCGCAGTTAAGTAGACGGGTGAGCAGTTAGCAAGCGTGGCGGCAAGGTTTACCGCTGCACGAGCAGACGAAGCGCAGATGCGCTCCGCTGCTACGTTGCTAGTGCCGCGAAAGTAAACTGTAAAGAGTTTCATTATTTGATCACTGGCAGAAAGGTCGGAGAGGCGATCTTTCCGCCTTTCGGAAATACCAACTTTTTGGCATACGCTTCTGCGAGGTCGAGCGTTGCGAAGTGTCGAGACACTCCGACGTAGTTATCGGAGTCGAGATCGTGCAACGTGACTTTGTAGCAGTTGCTAAGGTCTTTACGAAACGGAAGGTTTACATATTGAACCTTTGACATCATGTTGGTTGACTCGTTGGTGAACGATGAAAGCATTGCTAGTTACTCCGTGTTTATGTTGTCAACGATTCCATTACACCATGTCTTGCCTATCGTGTCAACACAAGTTACATACACAAAACGCCAGGTATCTGTTGCGTCAGTAAGCGTAGTAGCACTATTCAGAAGTTAGGGTAAAAGTTACTAACACCTAAACTATTGAAAATCATGGGGAAAAACGTATTGTTAGTAAAAAAGATAGAGAGAAGTGAAGTTGCAAAAAAAGTTATGACATAAAAACAAATATGGAGAAAACCTACTGATTTTTACTACAGAGACTTAAACCTATGTTCTGCATAGGGTTTTTGTTAGTAGTCGTTTTGACTACGGAAGCACTAACGCTGCTACGGGTTACCGACACCTGATCGTGTTGCACCTACGCAACACTAACTGTTGCATCTACGCCACAACATAGCCATGTTGCATAAACGCAACGTGTTGCATCTACGCAACATAACGTATTGCAAACGATTCTCTTACGCATAACGATAACCATTCGCGTCTAGGGTTGTGGTACACGCACAACAGGGTGTTGCGGCAAAACAACAGGGGGGGGTAGGGCATGGCGTTGACCGGTCACGATTACGATGCCCTCACAAAAACTTTTTAATTTTTTTTATTAACGCTCTTCGCTAATAAACCTTTTACCGTTATCCTTTATTAGCAACGTCTGACCAGATGCGCTGGTAGCGACCGAGAGGTAACTGAAGGAAAGGATTCCATCATCTAAGGCACTAAACGTATCCCTAGACGCTTCCGCCTCGGCACACAGGCTCCACGGTTGTTGGAGATCGCGGCCTCCCGGCAGGATCACCCTGCACGTTGCTCTTCCTTCCCTGCCAAACCTTCTGTTACAGTCCGCTTATGTCGATACGTATGTCGGAGTTGGAGTGGGCAGAGTTTGCTGCCAAGTCTCTGGTATGCCGCTCTTGCTTCTGGGCTGCTGAGGTGACTAAGGTTGCTGAGAAGGTCTGGTGTGCCCATGCCACCCACCACGGATGGATGTCTGACGTTCCCGCCTGTTCTGGCAAAGAGTTCCGGTATGAACCTCGTAACAGAATCCTTTAAGTCCATTCCTTTTGCGCCTCGTGAACTGAAGGCATCGCCGGAGGTTCTGCAAAAGATTTACGATGCCGCCAAACTCGGGCTAAAGGGTGATGCCTTGGCCTTTGCGGCAGGGTTGTTGCCCGTTGAGTACCGTAGACTCTGCCAGTTAGATAACGCGGCTGCGGTCGCCGAGGGGAAAGGTCGTGCGGACTCTGAGGTTGAGGCAGCGTCGGCCTTGCGAGAAGGCGCGATTAATGGGGACACCAAAGCCGCGCTTGCCCTGCTCCAAAACCTTCATGGTTGGGTGGCTAAACAGCAAGTCCAAGTTGATATCAAATCCCAGATTAGTATTGTCGCCGCGCTGCAAGAGGCAGAATCTCGCGTCTTGGCGGGCCGCGTATATGACGCTACGCCGGATCAATTAGCGCATGAGGCTACTGAGCCGCTAACCCTAAAGGACGAACGTGCAACAGCCGATCTATAGCCCCGAAGAAGAAGAGTTGCTGATGAGCAAACTCTGGTCGCCCGTCATCAAGGACGACCCAGAGGCCTTCGTGCTACTCGCTTTCCCTTGGGGCCAGAAAGGCACGCCTTTAGAACACTTCAAGGGTCCGCGTAAGTGGCAGCGGGAAATCCTGCGCGACATCGCCGCACATGTTGCGAAGAATAAGACCGCAACCTCCTACGAAGTCCTGCGTATGGCAACGGCTTCTGGTCGCGGTATCGGTAAGTCTGCTCTGGTGTCGTGGCTCATCCTCTGGATGTTGAGTACCCGCATAGGTTCAACGACCATTGTGTCGGCTAACTCGGAAGCGCAGTTACGCTCGATCACATGGGCAGAAATTACTAAGTGGGCAGCGCTCCTCATCAACTCGCATTGGTTTGAGATTAGCGCCACCCGCGTGATGCCCGCTAAGTGGCTCGCCGAACTGGTTGAACGTGACCTCAAGAAAGGTACTCGCTACTGGTCCGTCGAAGGTCGCTTGTGGTCGGAAGAGAACCCCGACTCATATGCTGGTGTCCACAACTTTGATGGCGTTATGGTGATTTTCGACGAAGCCAGCGGTATCCCTGACCCCATCTGGTCGGTGACGGCAGGCTTCTTTACGGAAAACACCCCGCACCGTTTTTGGATGTCGTTTAGCAACCCCCGTCGTAACGAGGGCTACTTCTTCGAGGCGTTCCACTCTAAGCGTGCGTTCTGGAACACCCGCAACATTGACGCTCGCACCGTTGAAGAAACCGACAAGTCGGTGTATCAACAGATCATCGACGAATACGGCATCGACTCACCGCAAGCCAAGGTGGAAGTCTATGGCGAGTTTCCGTCTGAAGGAGACGATCAATTCATACCGCCAAGCCTTGTGGATTTGGCGATGTCGCGTAGCAAGTACAAGGATGAGACGGCGCCTATTGTTATTGGAGTCGATCCGGCTCGCAGCGGAGCGGACTCAACCGTTATCGCCGTCCGCAAAGGTCGAGACATCATCGCCATCAAGCGCTTTAAAGGCGAAGACACGATGGAGATTGTTGGCCGAGTTATCGACGCGATTGAAGAGTACCAACCCACACTCGTCGTCCTCGACGAAGGCGGATTAGGCTACGGCATCCTTGATCGCTTGAAAGAGCAGCGCTATAAGGTAGTGCGTGGCGTTAACTTCGGATGGAAGTCCAAGACCCCGGCTATGTGGCAGAACAAGCGTGCAGAGTTGTGGGGCGAAATGAAAGCGTGGCTGAAAGACGCTGCACTACCCAATGATAGGCAGTTAAAGGCTGACCTGACAGGACCAAAACAGAAAATTAATTCCTCTGGCTCCATCTTGCTGGAGTCGAAGAAAGACATGAAGGCGCGTGGCCTTGCATCGCCTGACGCTGCTGACGCCATCGCCGTCACGTTTGCGTATCCCGTAGCGCACCGCGAATACCGAGAGCGTCCCCGCACGATTACTACAAGTCGCGAGAGCGGCATGATCAACACTTGGATGGGAGCATAAATGGCACGCAAGTCGGTTAGCCTCTCAATTAAGAGAGGAGAAAAGTTGCCGGTGTCAAGAGGGGCTGGATTGACCGCCAAAGGCCGCGCTCGGTACAATCGGGCGACGGGTTCTAAGTTGAAACCGCCTGCGCCTAACCCTAAAACGGAAAAGGACGCTGCTCGTAAACGATCTTTCTGTAAACGCATGGGCGCAGTAGCCCGCAACGCCAAAAATGGCGAGCGTGCCAAGGCATCCTTGAAACGATGGAAGTGCTGAAATGGCTGCTAAAAAGGGACTATATGCTCGAATTCATGAAAAACGCGCTCGAATCGCTGCGGGATCGGGCGAGAAAATGCGTAAACCGGGTTCTAAAGGCGCTCCAACGGCTGCCGCTTTCCGAAAATCCGCCCGAACTGCCCGAAAACCCGCCAAATCCTCCAAAAAAGGCTAAGAAACATGTACGGAAAGAAAAACCCCGGTCCAATCGGCGTGTCCCCCGGCGCAACAGTCGGTGACATGATCCAAAACAGCCGGATGCAGAAACCCCGGATGCCTGCTCCGCGTATGCCGAAGCGCGTTAACGAGGAAATGATCCGCACGACGGTTGATTTCCGACCGACTCCGATGAAACGGGGTATGCGTTAATGCCTCTCGTAAAGTCCGCCTCTAAGGGGGCTTTTCGTAAGAACATTCGCGCTGAAGTGAAGGCTGGCAAGCCTGTTAAGCAAGCCGTTGCCATCGCGTATTCGGTTAAGCGTAAAGCCGGTAAGAAGGGCAAGTAATGGCTAAAGACCCGACAGGGATGAAGGGCGCGGCTCAGGTGGCTAATACGCCCCAGAGTCGCCGTGCGCGTAGTACGGGCGATATCCTCGCCCAAGCGCGTACCCGGATGCAGTTGTCCCTGACGGCTTATAGCGAGTCTCGGGACAGCGAACTGGACGACCTGCGCTTTATGGCGGGTTCGCCAGATAACCGCTGGCAGTGGCCGCAGGAAGTCTTAGCCACCCGTGGCGCAGTGCAGGGCCAGACGATTAACGCTCGTCCCTGCTTGACCATCAACAAACTGCCTCAACACGTTCGGCAGGTCACGAACGACCAACGCCAGAACCGCCCTGCGGGCAAAGTCATCCCGGTTGATGACAAGGCAGACATTGAAGTCGCCGAGGTGTTTGACGGTATCGTCCGGCATATCGAGTACATCTCGGATGCCGACGTTGCCTACGACACCGCCTGTGAGAATCAGGTCACGTACGGCGAAGGCTATATCCGCATCCTGACCGAGTATTGCGACCCGGATTCGTTTGACCAAGACATCCGTATCGCTCGCGTTCGTAACTCGTTCTCGGTATATATGGACCCGCACATCCAAGACCCGTGCGGAGCCGATGCAGAATGGTGTTTCATAACCGAGGACATGCCCCGTGAGGAGTTTGAGCGTCATTTTCCTGACGCCGAACCCATCTCGTCGATCCAGAGCCGTGGTATTGGTGACGAGAATCTGGCGCAGTGGATTACCGACGATTCAGTACGGATTGCGGAATACTTCTACGCTTACTATGAAAAAGCGAAGTTAAACCTGTATCCGGGCGGTATGACCGCCTACGCTGACTCGCCCGAAGCCGCGCAGATGGAGGTTATGGGCCTTGCCCCTGTTCGCACCCGTGACGTAGACATCCGCAAGATCAAGTGGATGAAGACAAACGGCTACGAGGTGCTAGAAGAGCAGGAGTGGCCGGGTAAGTCGATTCCGGTTGTCCGCGTGGTCGGCAACGAATACGAAGTAGAAGGCCGTATCTATATCAGCGGCCTCGTGCGTAACGCTAAAGACGCGCAGCGCATGTACAACTACTGGGTATCCCAAGAGGCGGAAATGCTCGCCTTGGCCCCCAAAGCGCCGTTTATCGGCTACGGTGGGCAGTTCGAGGGATACGAGCATCAGTGGAAGACCGCCAATACCCAAAACTGGCCGTATTTGGAGGTCAATCCTGACGTTACGGACGGCGCTGGCAACATGCTGCCGCTGCCCCAACGTGCCGCCCCACCCCTTGCACAAACGGGGCTTATTCAGGCTAAGATGGGCGCGTCGGACGACATTAAGTCTACGACGGGCTACTATGACTCTAGCCTTGGCGCCACGTCGAACGAGCGCTCGGGTCGGGCCATATTGGCGCGTGAACGTCAGGGCGATACGGGGTCATATCATTACGTAGATAACCTTGCCCGCGCTATCCGCTACGTTACGCGTCAACTCGTTGACTTGATTCCGAAGATTTACGATACCCAGCGTATCGCTCGCATCATCGGTATCGACGGGGAAACCTCGACGGTGCGTATCGACCCGATGCAGCAAGAGCCTGTCCGTAAGTTGATGGATCAGGCTGGCGTTGTCATTGAAAAAATCTACAACCCGTCCGTTGGTAAGTACGACGTAGCCGTCACGACCGGCCCGTCCTACATGACCAAGCGTCAAGAGGCGATGGACGCGATGTCGCAAATCCTGCAAGCCAACCCGAACCTTTGGGGCGTGGCAGGCGACCTGTTCGTCAAGAACATGGATTGGCCGGGGGCGCAGGAAATCGCCAAGCGTCTTTCCAAGACTATTGATCCGAAGTTGCTATCCGATCCTGACGAAGACCCAGCGTTGCAGGCTGCTAACCAGCAGATTGAGGCGATGGGCGCTGAAATGGATCAGATGTTCCAGATGCTCCGAAATGTCTCGCAGTCTATGGAAGCGACGGAACTGCGTATCAAGGAGCAGGAAGCGCAGATTAAGGCGTATGACGCCGAGACCAAGCGTATCAGCGCGGTTCAGGCGGGCATGTCCGAAGAGCAGATTCAAGACATCGTAATGGGCACGATTAGCGGGATGCTGTCCGCCAACGACCTTGTAGCCCCGGCCCCTAGAGAGGCTGAAATGCCGATGGAAATGCCACCGCAAATGCCGATGGAGTTACCGCCGCAATGACCTGCGAAGTCTTTATCGGACGGCTATTTTTAGCGCGGGATGTGACCCATTCCACGCACCTGAATACCCGTAACTACGCTAAACACAAGGCACTACAGAAGTTCTACGAGGGCATTATTCCCCTCGCAGACGACTTCGCGGAAGCCTATCAGGGGCGGCACGGGCTAATCGGCCCGATTGCCCTAGCCTCTGCCCAGAAGTCCAACAACGTACTTGACTTTCTGGAAAAGGAACTTAAGGAACTTGAGGAAATGCGGTATAAAGTCGTCAGTAAAGACGACACAACGCTGCAAAACCTGTTAGACGCCATTTTTGGCTTGTACTTGTCTACGATTTACAAGTTACGCTTTTTAGCGTGAGGTAACGACATTGGAACTTCTCAACCCCCTTGTTGATGCGCTTTATACGGCCCGCACGGCTTCCTATACCGGCACTGCTGGCTCGACTGACGCTTGGCCTGCCGGAGCGCAGGGCGTTGTCATCTGGGCAACGACTAACGCGTATGTGCGCGTAGGCGAAGGTGTGACGGCTACGACTGCCGATACACCGATCCCGGCTGGCGTGCCGATTGCGTTTAAGGTGCCAAACGGTACGGGCGCTCCTTGGCGCGTCAGCGCTATTCAGGTTGTCGCTGGCGGCACGGTCTACGCAAAGCCTATCAACGCGCAATGAGTTACGGGGCGAATGATCCGAACGGGCTGCCGTTAGGGTTGCCCTCTATTCTCTCTTTGGGGTTGCCGCCTTTGGTCAACCCTTACCCCGCGCTTAACCTTGATTTTATAGACAACCAGACACTCGATTCCCGAGTGACCTTCTCTCGCGGCAGTCAGGCTACGCTGTTTGACTCCACGGGTACGCTGAAATACGCAAAACATAATTTGGTTTTGCAGTCGCAGACGTTTCAAACAACTTGGACGGTAACTAGGTCAAGCATTAGTGCTGACGCCACCGTTGCGCCAGATGGAACGCTGACAAGTGATAAGTTAGTTGAAGATACGACCGCGTCAAATACTCACTTTATTTCCCAAAATTTAACGACTGCGGTTAGTGCATATACTTTCAGCGTTTACTTAAAAGCGGCAGGAAGAAATTTTGGTCGTTTGATTTTGTCAGACGGCACGTCGTTTTTTACTGCATATTTTGATTTGTCAACTGGCACTGTTGGGACGGTATCTGGAACTGGCGCAACCGCAGCAATTACTTCTGTTGGAAATGGTTGGTATAGATGTTCGGTGTCGGCAACGACTGTTGCTAGTTCGGCTGGTGGTGCTAACGTTAATATAAGAACGGCAACGGCAAATGGTACAGACATTTACACCGGCAACGGCACTTCTGGCTTCTTTATCTGGGGCGCCCAACTCAACATCGCCAACATGGAAGGCGGCGTCACCTCATCGCTGACGACGTATTACCCGACGACGACTGCGGCCTACTACGCCGCTCGCTTTGACTACAACCCCTCTACGCTACAGCCGCTCGGCTTGCTGATTGAGGAGCAGCGTACCAACAGCATCCGTAACAACACGATGGTGGGCGCGGTAGCGGGTACGCCGGGGACGTTGCCGACGAATTGGGGGACTACATTAAGCGGTCTTTCTCAAACAGTTGTTAGCACTGGAACGGAAAATGGGATTAACTATATTGATTTACGGTTGTTCGGCACAACTACTAGTACGTTTGTATTAGTAGCAACAGAAGTTGCTAACAATATTGTTGCGAGTTCTGGTCAAACTTGGACAGCATCTTCTTATGTAAAACTTGTCGCAGGATCGCTTGCAAACATTACGTCTATCAATTCAACCGTTTCAGGGCGAGACGCAACTAATCCAATTACGACGCAAACCGAATCAACATCAACGCCTTTTACTCCGACTAGCGCAGCGTTAAGCACGCAACGATATTCAGCGACTCGCGCATTGAATAACGCTTCTACGGGTTTTGTAACGCAATTTGTTACTATTCTTTGTGCCTCCGGCGCAGCCATTGACATCACCCTCCGCATTGGCCTGCCGCAGTTAGAACTTGGTGCATTTGCAACGAGCGTGATCCCCACCACCACCACCGCTCTGACTCGCAACGCAGATGTGGCGAGCATGACGGGGACGAATTTCTCGTCGTGGTACAACGCGAGTGAGGGGACGTTGTATGTGGAAGCGCAATTACAAGGGGTTGGGGGGCTTGCTCCGGCAGCGTTAGTATCAATTGATGATGTAACCACAAACAATAGAATCATTTTGAGAAGGTCGCTTGTCGCAGGAACAGCAAATTTTAGATTTGTGTCTTCAGCCGGTAGTATTGATGCTAATTTGTTATCTGGCTCAAATACCGGCCTTAACAAAATGATTGCCGCATTTAAAGCGGGCGATCAACAATCGGCAAATAACGGAACGCTGTTTACTGGAATTACTCCGGTTGCATCGTTGCCAATAGTAACGCGATTGGCTATTGGAGACGGACCGGGATCAACGCCAGCAAGCGGCACCATCCGTCGCATCGCTTACTACCCCACGCGCCTACCTAACAGCACTTTGCAGGCACTCACGGCATGAACGACTACTATCTTAAAGCAGCCGACGCCACAGCCTTGTACGACGTATTAGAGGCGGCAGGCGTTGTAACCGAGGGCGACCAAGGCTGGCAGGTCACGGACGGCCATAAGTACGCTCTGGATGTGATTGGCGCGATCTACAAGCCGACCGGCAAGGTATTGCAAACCGACGACGGCGAAGTGCCGGAGATGAAACCGCTTGACGGTTTCCACGCTAATTTGCGTGTCATTAACATGAGCGATTTTGATGTTAATAAAATCGCAGAAATTTTACTTGAGCCACCGGCAAACCCGGTGAGGGGTTGGGCATAACATGGCCGTTGACAAAAAGATTTCCCAGTTAGCGTCTGGCGCCCCGGCACAGGCTGGCGACGAGTACGTTGTTGCTCGATCCGGCGCTAACTACAAACTGACGCTGACGAACATCGCAGCCTCGATGCCTGCGACGACGATCACCACCGGCAACCTCACGTTCTCCAGCACCGCCCAGCGCATTACGGGCGACATGAGCAATGCGACGGTTGCTAGTCGTTTAGCGTTTCAAACTAGTACGACGAACGGAAGTACGGTTGTTCATGCTTTGCCAAATGGCACCGCAACCGGCGCGTTTTTTGAGGCTAACAACGGCAGCGATCCAACAAATGCCGCGACAATGCAAATTGGCGTGGATGGCGTACTATCGGCTCGCATAAATGCTGGCATTCGCGGCACTGGCACTTATTTACCGATGACCTTCAACACCGGAGGCAGCGAGAGGGTCAGGATAGATACGTCGGGCAACGTCGGTATTGGCACAACGACGGGATTGGCGCGTTTCCGTGTGGCGTCAGGCGCAAGCGTCAACGCCCCTGTTTTGGGCAATGTTACTAACTACCCGACTTTCATTAGCAATATCGATCCTGCGTATGGTCTTGGCGTCGGCGTAAGTGCGGTAGATGGTCGTGTGTGGCTGCAAGCCCAACGCGCTGACACCGCAACGGCTTATAACATTACGCTTAACGAAGCGGGCGGCAACGTCGGTATTGGGACGACTAATCTTGGAACGGCTGGTCTTTCTTTAAGCCAAACTTTTAATTTGTCATGGGAACAAAGTTCGACCGAATCAATTGTAAATATGTTTCGGCAGGCAAGTTCTGCTGCAACGGTTGTTTCAAATGGATACAAACGTAGCGCAACCGCAAATGGTTTTGCATCAAGTTATGGATCGTCATGGGCAAAAACGGCGCTTGGTTTAGGCGTTGCGTCGGGCGCAATTACGTTTTACACAGACTCGGCTGCTACTGCGTCAGTAGGAACGGATGTAACACCTACCGAACGGATGCGTATTGACTCCTCCGGCAACGTCGGGATCGGCGGGACGGCGCGTGCAGATACAAAAGTAGAAACAAAAGGAACTTTGCCAACATCTAGCAATGTTTCTGTCAATTTTTATGCAAATGGAACAATTCCAAGCGGAACCACAAACAATGCTTATGGGTATGTAAGCGCAACAAATACCGCAGCGGCGTCATTTACTTTAACCTCAATGACCCATTATCTTGCTGCTCAAGTTTCATTGGGTTCTGGTTCTGCAATTACAAATCAATATGGTTTTATTGCTGATGCAACTCTTACCGGAGCCACCAACAACTACGGCTTCTTCAGCAACATCGCCTCTGGCTCTAACCGCTGGAACTTCTATGCAGCGGGGACGGCGCAGAATTATTTTGCGGGCAATACACTTATAGGGACAACTGCCGACCTTGGAGCCGGTGCTAGATTAAACATTGAATCTGCCCAAAACGAAGCAGATTTAATTACGTTGCGTTATGCCAACGCTGCTTCTGGTAAGTATTGGCGGCTTGCAATAGATTCAAACAACGTTTTTTACATTCTTAACCAAGGGGGAACCGGCGTTTATTTAACGGACGGCGCAACTTCTTGGACTGGAACATCTGACGAGCGCACAAAAACAGATTTGCGGCCAATTGAAAATGCCGCAAGCAAAGTAGCGACATTGCGTGCTGTTACTGGACGTTTTAAGCATGATGAAGAAAGCGTTAGCCGTGCATTTTTAATTGCCCAAGACGTACAAAAAATTTTGCCGGAAGCGGTAACTGTTCAAAGCGATGAGCAGGGAACTCTTGGCTTGGCATATACCGACGTTATTCCGCTACTTGTTGCAGCGATTAAAGAACTGACATCGCGTGTCGCTGAACTGGAGGCTAAATAATGAACGCCGTATGGAAGGTACGACAGATCGAGTGTTTGTCCAATAACGGGATGCAGAACATCGTTGTTACGGCCTGTTTTAACATTGACGCAGACGAGGATGGGCTGAAGGGCTTTGTGCAGGGCGACGTTAAGTTGCTCCCGCCGGATGCTCAGAGTTTCACCCAATTAGCCGATGTGACCGAAGCACAGGTTGTCCAATGGACGAAAGATGCGCTCGGCGCTGACGGCGTGGCTCGCTTTGAAGGCATGGCGCAGCAGCAGATCGACAACCAGAAGGTCGCGCAGCCTAAGACGGTTCGTCTGCCGTGGGCTCCGGTTGAAGAGGAAAAGACTGAAGAGAAATCAGAGCCGGAGGCGGCGTGATCAAACTCGAACTGTCTGTCGAAGAAGTGAATGCGATCCTGCAAGTGCTTGGGCAGTTGCCGACAAGCAGTGGTGCATGGCCGTTGCTGGTAAAGGTTAAAGAGCAAGCCGAAGCACAGGCTAAACAGTCTGAGGAAGAATAATGGCTAACTGGAAGGTCGAAGGTCTGCGGGTTCTGCCCAAAGTAGACGAGCATGAGAACGTCGTGGCTTTCGTTGAGTGGAGCCTTGGCCCGCTCAACCAAGTGACACGCTTGACCCGGCCTTCTGGCGACTTCATCCCGCTGGCTAATCTCACCGAAGAGATTGTGCTGAACTGGGTGTGGAACCTAACGCACAAGAAAGCGTGGGAACAAAAAGCGGCTGAGTTGGCCAATTCCGTTCAGCCGCCGAAAGACGAATCTGTACCTGTTGCACTGCCTTGGGCGGAGTAAAACATGTCCACCATTAAGATTTCCCAGTTACCCGCTGCAACCAATCCGGTATCTGATGGCGCTGTGGTGCCCATCGTTGATGGCGGCGTAACCAAGAAGGCAACCATTGCCCAGTTGGGCGAGATGGTGTCGGTCAAGGCGTATGGCGCTACAGGCGACGGTACGACCAACGACACGGCGGCTATTCAGGCTGCGATTGACTACGTGTACGGTGCGGGCGGCGGTACGGTGTACTTTCCGCCCGGCACTTACCGCGTGACCTCGATCGTCCGCAACTGGACGAACCCGATTACGGTCAACATTAAGGGCAGCGGCAAGCGATCCACTGTCCTTCGCAAGTTTGGCTCTGACGCCACGCCTGTGCTGGACTTCTCGGGCATCGCGTCCATGTTGGAGCCGTACAGCGAAATTTCTGACCTTGAGATTGACGGCAACAGCGTCGGTAACGTCAACGGCCTTCGAGCGACCAACTATGGGCGCTGGGTGTTGCGTAACGTCTTTATTGAGAACTGCAACTACGGTTTGTATTGCCGTGGCG